CGTATGAACGCCAGTATTCGTTACCTGCTGTAGCAGAGTTAATACCACCAACGGTGTTACCTGACTCAACAAGGTTACCAAGACCGTTCCAGTTTTTACCAGAGTTGCCTGTGCCATCAGCAAAGAACATTTGGTTAAAGCCTTCACGCATGGACTCTTCAGCCTGCATAATCTTAGCCTCAAGCAAGTTAATAATAGCATGCTCGCCGTTGTTCTTGGCTTCTTCAATACCGCTGATAGCGATTGAAGCACCATATTGCTTCCAATCGTATTCGGCAGCCGAAATACCAGTTTGTGGTGTAAGGCTCAGTGTTTCGTAATCTTCATACGAACTAACAGTGCCGTTCTGACCGTAAATCAATTGCTCAACAATTTTCGTACCACCCGATTCGGTGCGGATACGGCCCTTGTCCATAAGCCAATATGTGAGTGGACGTGCAGTAAACACGTTGTCGGTCAACTTGTCACGATAGTTCGCAAGCGTAGTTGAGAGTAGTGCGTTATAGTTCGGGTTCGACATTTGAATTCCTCCTAGGAAATATTATGAAATACCCAACTGCTGTTTAGCAGCAGCAAAAGCATCCCGTAAATTAGTGATTGGTTGTGAATCTACGGATGTACCTTGAGCAGACGAACCACCAGCCACAATACCACTAGAACGCTTAGCCTGAACAATTTGTTGTTCCTGCTGTGTACGTTGTGATTGTACCTGACGACGAGCCTGTTCTCCACTGTAAAGTCTATCAAATGCCACTTGCTTGTAAACCGATTCTAAATCGGTTGTTCCCCTTGCTAGTGCCAACGAAACGACTTCATTAGCGTCAAAATCTTCACCGTATTTTTGCTGAAGAGAACCAATATTACGTTCCAACTCGTTCATAGCCTGTTGTTCCTCAAAGGACTTCAGACGATTCTCGAGTTGACGGTATTGCTTTTCCATCGGGTCTGCCCACAAATCATCCTCTTCATCAAAGGAATCCTGTTGGTCCAAACCATAATGAGACTTCAATAGTTCAATAGTTGCATTTGGGTCATTGTCCAACGCTTGTTGGATTGCCGATGCAAACTGAACGCCACGACGCTCATCAGCCAGTTGTTGTGTCTTGCGGGTATAATCCGCTTGACGTTGATATCCAGAAACCGCTTCTTTAAGTGGCACTTCAAGTTCTTCGCCATCAACGGTTACTTTGACATATTTGTCAGCGTATTCGTCAACATTGAAATAATCAATCGGTGCTTCATCGAAAGAAACATCACCTCCGCTTTCAACTTGTCCATCATAATCGATGGGGTCAAATGCTTCAGCATCAAAATTTTCAGTATCCATAATTCTCCAGAGTCCAAAATGGTTGCTCTATAGTAGTAGTTGTTTCGTTACATTTGTGTGTTTGGTAAACCACCAGTTTGGTTGGCAATAGCAGCCAACACCTGTGGTGGAATAGAACTTGGCATCGGCATACCACCAGCAGGAGGCGCTTGCCCCATGTCTGGCATCGGTGCGCCACCCATTTCAGGACCACCAGGAGGTGGGCCTTGCATGGGTTGACCATCAGGACCCATAGGTCCCATAGGTGCAGGTTGAGCCAAGAACGCTTCAGGTGATTTAACACCAAAACCGAATTGCAATACATGACGTGCTAACGCCGCCATATCCACAACACCTGCGCCAACAAACGGTGCCATAGCATCAACCATCTGTAGTGCCATCTGGCGACGGAAAGATTCATTGACAGGTTGCGTAGAACCAGCCTCAACTTCAAAATCAAACTCCCCCTGAATATAGTCACGGTCAAAATTAACCCAAATAGGCATAGCACCCGAACCGACAACACGAGCAACCTGCTCACCAGTCATAAACTGCTGTGCAAGCCCAACAAGACGTTTAGCCGCAGAAGCAATAGCACGCTCAACTTCAGCCAGTTTGTCTGAAGTACGAGCATTCATAGCATCCTGCATCATAGCCGACTCTGTAGCAGTACGGCTAATCTCCGATGAACCACCACGCATAAACTCAGCAACACCACTGATACGGTCAATGTCTTGTGTGATAGTACCAGAAATAGTATACAGTTCAGGTGGGTTAACAATTGCAGGCATTGAAGAAACAACACCAGCAATAGGTTCATCCGACACTACAGGCACCATAACGTTGTCCTCATCAGACTCCAACGCTGCACGACCATCCTGGTCAAACGCTGATTCACGATACAACCATTTACGGGCGAAACGCTTACGATGGTTCATCATCTGTGTACGTGTTTCGTTCAATTCATACTGCAAAGGCTCAATTGCTTCTAGTTCACCCATAGGGTAGAAATGCTCAGGAACATCATAGTTGCGTAGCATAACAAAAGGATGACCAAAAGCGTATGGCATCTTATGTGGGTTAATTAGGAAGTTATCCCCACCGTCACAAAACACAGCCATGATTTGACGACGGATATCATAAAATTCCCACACGTCAACATAGCCATCTTCTTCTTTACGTGACATTCTAGCCTTACCATCATCTTCGGACCATTTGCTGTAATGCGAAGCCTGGCAGTCTTCCCGTGCACGACGATTATACTTAGGGTCATTCTTGACGTCAACCATAGGGCGACGCACACGCTGTGCAATCCATTTGGCATCATCAATGCTGGTAGCATCAGGGTCTATAAAAACATCAAACGGTGAGACACGCTCAACAAAAGGACGGTCCTCAACAACAACCAACTGGCTCTCCAAAGACATACCCTGGGTTGGGTCTGTGTATTCGCCTTCATCATCAGGTGTTGCTTTGCTCAGTTTTTCTTCCTCAATAAAACGATAACCAGTTTTAAGCCAGCCATGACCAAGAATCAGATAGTCGTCAACAGCACGACGCATCTGCTTCTGACAATCATAATGACGCCACCAATAGTTAATAATTGCTTCCGTAATGATGGCTTTATCGCCATCTTCAGCCTTGCGTGCACCCACCGTAATCTTAGGATGGTTAACAGCCACACTAGGCCCAATAACGTTGATAGTAGCAAAACAGACGTTTACAAGCATTCTATCTTCTTCAGAAACCTGAAGGTAATGCTTACCCTTGTAAAGGTCAATCATGCGACGCCAAAGTTTGTCGTACTTCTCTTCCTTACGCCATTTACGGGAATGGTCAATTTTTTTACGGTAAGACGCTAGAACGTCACGATTCGCTGGACGAGCCATTACTTAGACCCTACACCAAACCCTGAATCGTTAGGATTCAAATAGCGCATAATAGGTGGCAATGCGGCTGCAATGAAAGCAGCCCCAATGCTGGACCAGTCTTTAGCCCCAGCCATAACAGCAGCGATAGTGGTTGCAAGCACAGAACGCAAATACGAGTGAAGTGCCGCCTGCTGTGTTTTAGTTAAAATAGAATTCATTTCTGTTCCTTCCCTTCGTGCCAACCGATATGGTTGTCAATTTTTGTTCCGACATCATCGACTTTATATAAAACCCGATTAAGAAGTTCCCTGCCTTCGGCATGCTGGCTACTGTTTTCCCTACGGAGTAACTGTAAAATAACAACCATAGGTCCAGTAATAATAGCAACGACAATAGGAACCCACCAAGACATGTTACATCCAATTAGTTATAGGTTCAGCCTTGATACCCTTAGCAGCGGCATCCGACACAATCTTGTTCTGCTTCTCACGAATAGTAGCACCATGGAAGTTTTCCTTACCATGACGGAAACCGATGTCCACGGTTTTAACGTGGCATCTAAAACAAATAGACCCACGAGGAGGCAATTGGTCGCCTACCCAACGGGAATCACATCTATCACATACAAAAACAGTCATACTAGTAGAATAAATCGTTACCTACGAGTATTAAACGACCCAATAATAAACTTTTCAGGCTTTTCACGTGTCACTTGAGTCGCCCACCAAGCAAAAGAATACCTAGGTGGAGCCAAATCAGGAGTATACTCAGGAAGCCACACATGTTTCAACATCTGATTAGCAATAGCCAACGCCATAACACGGTCGTCATGAGGAGAACCATGCATCTTACCGTTCTCTTCACGAACAAACGTTCGCAACTCAGCAACAGTATTAGCATCCATCAAACCCAAATCAGCATCACGCAACGCCTTAGCCAACTCGTCAATAGCCAACGGCTTAGAAGCAGCCGTAGTACGCCAACCCAACACCTCAGTAGCCTGAGGAGAACGCTGAGCCAAACGACGCTGACGATAAATATTACGATAACCCACACGCTGCAAAGCCTTTAGCGTGGTTAAACCATGGTTGTTAGACTCCACACCAATCAAAGCATGATTATACCAGTCACCCAAATCAAACAAAACATCAGACCCAAACAAGTCAGGGTCAATATGGCCATGCCATACAGCAACCACATCACCTGTATGAGCGTTGATAACATGAGCCACACTATAGTCACCATGACCTAAACCTTCAGCGACGTCAGCACCGATACAATAAACAGTACCCAACTCAGGTTCCTGCCACACAGCCAAAGGACCACCATCACGACGGAACTCAATCCACTCACCATAAAACAAATGGCCCCTGTCAGGCTCAGAAGCCTCCAGAGCACGCAAAACATCCAAATCGAATACAGGTCGCCCCGACCGTACAAAAGCCTCCTCAGGGTCGCTAGGATACTCCTGGGCTAACTGCCAATCAGGCAGTTGAGCCTTCTTTACCTCGTACCACTCCTCATCACGGTCACCCGCCGACCAAGGAAAGAAAATACCTTTGAAATCATTCGTCCCAGTCTGTGACCCAACCCAAAGCCTATGAAATATATTCCCCTCACCCTTAGCGGTGGATAAACATACAATACGACCACCCACATCGGCAATCGGTTCAATAGACGCCCAGGCTTCCTCAGAGTTCGGAAGAAACGCCATCTCATCAATAAAGACACGATAAACGGATTCACCACGAGCAGGGTCATTACCACTAGGAAGAGACTCAAGAGCAGATTCATTACTAAACACCATCTTCAACTGATTATCCGACACCAAACCAGGACCCCGTTGACGCATCCAGTCAGGCAACATCTTATACCCATACTTAGATTTTTGTAACAACTTAGCCGCCTCACGCTCGGTACGGCTCAACATAACCTCAAAACGGTCAGGCCAAAAGAACACCTCCCAAAAAGCAAAAGCCGCAGCCAACGTAGAAAACCCAATCTGACGGGCCTTCAAAACAATACTGTTACGATTAGCAATCCAAGCATACACAGTCTCAACCTGTGCCTCACGCATCTCAAACAAAATACGTCCACGCTCAGGATGCCTAATGAACCAATACGTAGAACAAAAATGTTCAAACGCATCAGCAAGGTCACTAGGAGAAGCATCGTCAGGACCACGACAAAGACGCCACTCCCTCTCATTCAGGAGTTCATTTAATTCCATAACAAAAAACTAGTCGTTATCTCTCATCTTCAAAACAGGACGCTCACCAGAATCACAAAAAGGACACCCACCCCAATTAGCAGGAAATTCCTCTCCACAAGTCTCGCAAACAATCAAGTCCATCACACAACCCGCAAAGACCGTGTTTCCTTCTCACGAGCAGCCAAAGCACCAATCAACTCATCCAACTCACCATCAGACAATTCCTGAGCCTTACGGTCGGATTTAACCTCAATCGTAGGCGGAGCCATACGGTTCGTAGCCTGAAGATACAACTGGGCAGACTTCGTATCACCATCCATAGCCTTAGTGTACAACATATCCAACACACCCTGAGTACGCTCAGGAGAACCCTGGATATCATCCACACGGTCCTGCCACTGGTCACGAAACACAGGTTTCTTCTCCCAACGCCGAAGCGTCTTAACATCAACGCCCAACTCTAAAGCCATCTTGTTCTTAGAACCAGGATTGCGCTCCATAGGGGGCGTGCAGAGCCAATCTAGGTAAGCCTGCTGGGGTGCTGATAGAATCAATTCTTCTTTCATACCCTATAGGCAACTTTGTTACCTAGGAGCCAGCCAGACAGGGCTGGCATGGCTTGTATATGTGAGAATCATTCTCAGGTAACGAATGGGGGGGACTATAGGGGGGGAAGCCAGAAAACCGCCCTAAAGGCGGTTCTAGACAAGTATCGCTAATACATCGGGGCGAGCCCAAGCGTAGCCCCGTTCCAGTAAACGCTTATACAACCGACAGGAAACCATGAATCTAGACTACCTCACAGAATGGCAAGAACTACGAGTCACCTGGCGGGATGCATACGCACCCCACTCAGGATGGCATGAAGTAGACGAATACGAACCCGAAACAGCCGTAGCCACCACCGTAGGACACTACTGGAAAGACTGCCAAGAACACTATCTGACATTAGCAGGCACAATCTTCAAAACAGAAACCACCCCCAAAACAGTCGGGGACATAAACCACATCCCCCTAGGATGGAT